CCTGGCAACCGTACTGGCCCGCGACCGTCAAGCGCGAACGCATCCGCAAGGCAATCGAGATCCAGCGCAAGAAAGGCACCGCGCGGTCCGTGCGCGACACGGTCGCCTCATTCGGCGGCGCGCTCTCGATCAAGGAATGGTGGCAGAACGACCCACCCACCGAGCCGCACACCTTCGACCTGCTGTTCACCGTCGGCGGAGACGTGCCCGCCACCACCGAATACCAGAACGACATCATCGACGAAGTCAGCCGCGTCAAGCCGGTGCGCTCCCACTTCACCCTCACCGCCGGGGTGAATGCCGACGGCGCCATAGCCATCGCCGGTGCCGCGCGGCTCGTCCAATACCAGCGACTCTCACTGACCGAGGCCTGACCAATGGCAGTCACCATCACCATCACAGACGCCGGCCGCGCCGCCATCGTCAATGCCGAGAACACGGGCACCGATCCCGTCACCATCGCCGAGATCGGCCTGGGCGACGGCAGCTACACCACCGCACCGGACGCGACGGCCACCGCGCTCAAGGCCGAGATCAAGCGCCTGACCACCATCAGCGGCGAGATCGTCGCCGACGACACCTTCCACGTCACCGTCAAGGACGAAGGCAACGACGTCTACGACGTCACCGAGTTCGGCCTCTACCTTGCCGACGGGACGCTGTTCGCGATCTACGCCGTCACCAGCGGCAACATCATGCAGAAGGCCGCCGCCTCGAGCGTGCTGCTGGCCGTCGACATCATCCTCACCACCGTCAACGCCACCAGCCTGACCTTCGGCGATACCAGCTTCACCAACCCGCCGGCGTCGACAACCGTCCCCGGCGTGACCAAGTACGCCGATAACGCCCAGACGCAGACCGGCACAGCGGACAACCTCGCCGTCACCCCGGCTGGTCTGTCAGCGCGCACCGCGACCGAGACGCGCACCGGCTTGTCAGCGGCCGCCACTCAGGCAAAGACGGATACCGGCACCGACGACACGACGTTTGTCACGCCGAAGAAGCTGGCCGGGAAGATCAAGCAGGCGACGGAGAGTGTGCTGGGTTTGCTGAAGGTATCGACCCAGGCGCAGACCGATGCCGGCACTGACGACACCACGGCCGTCACCCCGAAGAAGATGCGGTGGGGGTTTTCTGTCTCGCTAACCCAGAACGGCTATATCATTTTCCCGACTTGGCTTTCCGGGCTGATTATTCAATGGGGGAATGGCTCTGTTTCCGACAAAACAACGGTTTCATTTCCCATCACCTTCCCCAATTCCGTTTTGAACATTTCAGTCACTGAGGCAACGCATTCAACTGCAGATTCTGGTGGCATTGTTCCGATCGGGTATGAGGCTGATACCTACACCAACAGCTCATTCAAAGTAAGAACGCCGGCAGCAACCTCTTCTTCCTGGAAGGCAATCGGGTATTGATTTATGAGCTATTTCTTTAGCGCAAAAGAAAATTCATTTTTCCATGAAAGTATTAAGGGATCTTATCTTTCGGCAGGCACATGGCCGACTGATGCAAAAAGAGTGTCCGATGACATTTTCAAAGAATACGGTGTGGGAATAGCTCCTGCCGGAATGATGAGAGGCACTGACAGCAATGGATTGCCAGCTTGGGTCAGCAAGCCGATACAGCCAAACCAGGACCTTGCTGCTCAGCAACGCACCGAGATCGAGGATGCCCGCAAGGCCGCCGAGGCCGACGGCGTCACCGTCAACGCCATCCGCTACGCCGGCGACGCGGGCAACCGGGCGGCGCTGCGCGAGGCGATCGACTTCGCCGATGCGCAGGGTCTGTCCACCTTCGCCTCATGGAAGGACAGCGACGACCAGTTTCACCCGAATCACCCGGTCGCCGACGTGCGCCAGGCACTGAACGACATCGCCGCCCGCCGCGGCCAGCTGATCGCCCGCGAGGGCGAGCTGGTCGCGCACATCAACGCGGCCGAAGCCGCCGACGACCGGGCCGGCATCGAGGCGGTGACGAGGCGGTGACGTGGTAGGCATAGCCACCGCGTTACTCGCGGCGCTCGCCGGCGCACTGATCCACCGCTATCGCGGCGGCGGCATCCAGATCATCCCGCGATTCCCCGGCCGCAGCCTGTGGGGCGCGGCGCTGGCGTTCGGGGCGATCTCGTGGCTGGTGCTGGGCCCGCTGCTCGGCGCGGCGCTGTTCCTCGCCTACCTGGGCGGCAGTGTGTCCGGCTGGGGCTCGTGGTTCGACCTGGGGCGCAAGCGCGACGGCTGGTCCGACTCGCCGGAAGTGCCGTGGATCGACGAGGCGTTGCTGCATCTGTTCGGCCCCGAGTGGGCCACGGATGCCGCGCGCATCCACCCCGTGCGCCGCTTCCACGGCGATGCCGTCTACCACGAGGGCGGCGTGAGGCCGGCATGGTGGCGATGGTCGCGCGACTTCACCGGCCTGTTCCTGCGCGGCTGGCACTACTGGCCGATGGTCTGGGTACTGCCGCTGGCGACCGGATCAGGCACAGCCCTCGCCATCGGCACCGCAGCCGTGGCCCTGTTCGCCCCAGCCTACTGGCTCGCCTACCGAATAGGCGCCGGCACCTGGTTGGCCGAGTGGTTCATCGGCGCACTCTTCGGCGCGGCGCTGGCTGGGCAGTGGGTGGTTGGCTAGCACCGAGCCGCCCGGGCGCGCATCGACAACTTCATCAACGCCGAGACGTAACCAAGGCCGCACACCGCATGGTGGCGGCCTTTTCTTTGGTCTGGAAAAACCACCAGAGGAAGTTGCTCGCCCATCCAGACAGCATGGCAAGCCCGTAATGGCCCACACCCAGGGAGAAGTATTGCCATGCCACAGATCCATATCCACCTACCTCCTACCCTCACCCGCGATCTGATCAGGGCCGGACTGGTGGTGTACCAGCTGAACTGGCTGGGCGAATTGCTGGCTTCCTCTTCTCTGACAGTCACTTAGCAGCTAAGTGACTGGCTAAACCGTGATCGGCATTGCCGCGCGCGTCATCCTGTGCCCATACCCACGAGGCCTGGAGAAAACGGGATGACTGACTACCACCACGGCGTGCGCGTTCTCGAGATCAACGAGGGCACGCGCCCGATCCGCACGATTCAGACGGCGATCATCGGCTTGGTCGGCACGGCACCGAACGCCGAGACGGAGCTGGCCGCCAACGCGACAATCTCCTTTATCGCTGCCAACACCGGCGTGCTGTTCACCGCGGCCACGGCCGGCGCCGCCGGCAACGACATCCGGGTGCGCTACGTCAAGCCGGCCGAGGTGTCCGCTGCCATCGCGGTGACGGTCGACGGCAAGGACATCACCGTTTCGCTGGCCACGGACATCGGCGGAGAGATCAGCTCCACGGCCGGCGACGTGATCACGGCCGTCACCGGCAGCGCCGAGGCATCCGCCCTGGTCACTGCCGAGAGCCCCGCCGGAGAAGACGGCACCGGCGTGGTTTCCTCCAAGCGCTTCGTCGAACTCGACGGCGGCCAGGACGAACCCTTCCCGCTCAACGTGCCGGTGCTGGTCACCGACGTGCCCACGGCCATCGGCAACGTCGGCACGTCCGGCACGCTGCCGCAGGTATTCGACGGCATCAACGACCAGGCCAATGCCGTGAGCATCGTGGTCCGGGTCGAGGAAGGCGTGGACGCCGCGGCCACCACCGCCAACGTCATCGGCACCACCGCGTCCGACGGCTCTCGCACTGGCCTGCAGGCGCTGCTCGACTCCAAGGCCAAGTTCGGCTTCAAGCCGCGCATCCTCGGCGCGCCGGGGCTGGATGCGCAGGACGTGACCACCGAGCTGGTCAGCCTGGCGCAGAAACTGCGCGGCTTTGCCTACGCCGCCTGCAACGCGGCCAACGTCACCGAGGCGCTGGACTACCGCGACAACTTCGGCGCCCGCGAGCTGATGCTGATCTTCCGCGACTTCGAGGCCTTCGACGTCAACGCCAAGGCCACGGTCACCGTGGCGGCCACGGCGCGGGCCATGGGCCTGCGGGCGAAGATCGACAACGAGGTCGGCTGGCACAAGACGCTTTCCAACGTCGAAGTGCGGGGCGTCTCCGGCATCGACAAGCCGGTCTTCTGGGACTTGCAGGACCCGAACACCGACGCCGGCATCCTCAACGCCGCCGACGTCACCGTCCTGATCCGCGAGGGCGGCTTCCGCTTCTGGGGCAGCCGCACCACGAGCCTCGATCCGCTGTTCGCCTTCGAGAACTACACCCGCAGCGCCCAGGTGATTGCCGACACCATCGCCGAGGCGCACATGTGGGCCGTCGACAAGCCGATGACCGGCTCGCTGGTGCGCGACATCATCGAGGGCATCAACGCCAAGTTCCGCGAGTGGATCAGCCTCGGATACCTGATCGGCGGCGAGTGCTGGTTCGACGAGCAGATCAACACCGAGGACGTGCTCAAGGCCGGCAAGCTCTACATCGACTACGACTACACGCCCGTCCCGCCGCTGGAGAACCTCCAGCTGCGCCAGCGCATCACCGATCGTTACCTGATCGACTTCGCCGCCCAGATCGCATCGTAAGGAGCTGACCCATGGCACTGCCCAAGAAGCTGAAGAAGTTCAATTTTTTCGACGAGGGCCACTCCTACCTGGGCGTGGCTGAAGAGATCACCCTGCCCACCCTGGGCTGGTCCAGCGAGGAATTCGAGGGCGCCGGCATGGTCGGCCCCGTCGACATCCCCATGAGCCTGGAGAAGCTCGAGGCCCAGTGGACACTCGGCGGCCTCGAGGCCCAGGTGTTGCGCCAGTTCGGCATCTGCGGGCTGGCCGGCATCGGCCTGCGGTTCAACGGCTCCTACCAGGACGCCCAGACCTGCGAGGTGCTGCCGGTCGAGGTGACCATGCGCGGCTACCACCGCCAGATCGACATGGGCAACGCCAAGCAGGGCGACAACACCCAGCACCAGATCACCAGCGCGCTCTCCTACTACAAGCTGATCGTCAACGGCGAAACCCTGATCGAGATCGACGTGATCAACCAGGTCTTCGTCGTCGACGGCGAGGACAAGTACGCCGAGCACCGCAAGGCCATGGGCCTGTAATAGGGCATGGGGTTCAAACGCATCCCCATGGAGCCCGTCCCTTCACGGCCCGGCACCGGCGACACCCGCCCGGCCGGGCCGCCTTCTACGCACCACCCGGAGACCCACATGACCAAAGCCGCCACCAGCAACCGCACCGTCGACCTGTCCGCCCCGCTCAAGCGCGGCGACGAGAGCATCAGGGCCGTGGTCCTGCGCAAGCCCGCCACCGGCGAACTGCGCGGACTGGCCCTGACCGACATCATGCGCATGGACATCGACGCCCTGACCACCATCATCCCGCGCATCTCCACCCCGGCCCTGACCGAGGAAGAGTGCCGGCGGATGGACGTGGCCGACCTGACCAACGTCGGGGTCGAGATCCTGGGTTTTTTCACGGGCCAATCCCCGAGCGCGTAGAGGACCCCATGGCGGACATCGCCGCGGCCTTCAACTGGTCGATCGCCGACATGTCCGCCCTACCCCTCGACGAGCTGCTCGACTGGCAGGAACGCGCCATCGACCGGCTCAAGGCGATCCACGGCGGAGGTGAATAAGTGGCCCGCGAACTCAACCTCGAAGTGATCCTGGCAATGGCCGACCGGTTCTCCGGTCCGGCCCGCCGGGTAAGCCTGGCATCCAAGGCCACGTCCAAGGCAGTCAAGGCAGCCCGCGAGCAGACCCGTGGGCTGCAGTCGCAGATGGGGGAGGTGCGCAAGCTCAAGCGCATGGAGCAGGCGCTGGGCTCGAATGGCCAGGCGCTGGACGACGCCCGGCGCAAGCTGTCCGGCCTGGCCAACGAGCAGAAACGCACCGGCGACACCTCCAAGGCACTATCCCGGCGATTCAATGCCGCCCAACGGGAAGTGACCAAGCTGGCCGCCAAACAACGCGGGCTGAAAGGCGACGCCGCCGGCGTGCGCTCCGAGTTGCGCGGGCAGGGCGTGGACACCCGCAAGCTGGGCACCGCCGAACGCCGCCTGGGCGACCGGATCGACAAGGTGAACAAGCGGCTCGCCAGCCAGAAGAAGTGGCTGGGGCGCGTGGGCCATGCCAGCGAGGTGGCCAGCGGGATGCTCAACCGAGCCTTCGGCGTGATGAAGTGGGGCGCGGCTGCCGCTGCGGGCGCGGGGGCGGCCATGGTGCCGTTCATCCGCACCGCCGCGCAGTTCGAGAAGTACCAGGCCACTCTGGAGACCGTCGAGGGCTCCGAGGCCAAGGCCAAGAAGGCGATGGACTGGGTCTCCGAATTCGCTACCACCACCCCCTACCAACTCGACAACGTCACCCAGGCCTACGTGAAGCTGCGCGCCTACGGACTCGAGCCCACCGGCGGACTCTTGCGCACGCTGGGCGACACCAGCGCCGCGATGGGCAAGGACGTGATGCAGTCGGTCGAGGCAATTGCCGACGCCGTGACCGGCGAAAACGAGCGCCTGAAAGAATTCGGCATCCGTGCCTCGAAGAACGGCGACAAGATCACCTACTCCTACACCGACAAGGAAGGCATCCAGCGCCAGATGCAGGTGATGAAGGACGACCGCAAAGCCATCGAGAAGGCCCTGCGGCAGATCTGGGACGAGAAGTTCGCCGGCGGCATGGAGCGCCAGTCCAAGACCATGGGAGGCCTGTGGTCGAACCTGATGGACCAATGGACCCGTTTCCAGCAGATGGTGATGAAATCCGGCCCATTCGAGCGGATCAAGCAGCGCCTGA